ACTTTACCAAGTACAATAACATCTGCATCAAATTACACTTTAGTAGGGTGGATTAATACATTAAACACAGGACAGGCACATATCTTTATGGGTGCTTCTGGTAATGATAATTTTCAAATGCATAGCAATAGAGTATGGTGGTATCAAGGTGCTGACCATTATAGTACAACATACATTAATGATGGTAAAACTTATATGATAGCTTATCAAAGAGAAGGAAATGATTATAGTATATGGGTTAATGGCAGTAAAGAAACATCTTGGACACAAACTAATCAACCCAATTATCAAACTTTTCAGTTAAGTAGAATAGGAAGTAGTAATGGTTCAAGACCATACAAAGGTCTTATTAACGAAGTAAGTGCTTGGAGTACTGCATTGTCAAATTCTGAAATGCTTGAATTATATAATAGCGGTATTGCACTTGATGCTACTACACATAGCAAATATGGAAATTTATTAGGTTACTGGCGTAATGATGGCGTGTCTAAATGGCAAGATAGACGAGGATGGAGTTATTTAGATTTTGTTACTAATGATTATTTACAAACTGCAAGTGCAGTAGATGCTTTTGGAACTAATCCTTTTAGTTTTTCAGTTTGGATAAATCAGCATTCTACAGCTCAACAAGCAATTTTTTCAAATGCTCAATGGAATAATAACCAAGATTGGTTTTTTGCAAGTATTGGCTCTGGTGGCTCTGGGTTACTTGGACTTGGTAATTACTCTTCGTGGAAACATAAATTTGATACTGCTTTAATACAAACAAATAAATGGCATTTAGTTACTTATGTTAGAGAAGGCACAGGAACTAATCAATCAAAGTGGTATATTGATGGTGCATTAATAAATACCGCTACAGAAGCAACTAATTGGAAAGCGGCAAGTTATCTTAACATAGGAAGTTATGTAACAAGTGGTGGGTTTATAGATGGTCAAATATCACAACTTGCTATATATCATAATAAATCATTATCAGCATCTGAAGTATCAGAACAATTTAGCAATGGCATATCAAGCAAATTTACTACAAGTGGAATGACTCATCATTATGTTATGGACAATGGAACGACTATTGTTGATTTAGTAGGTAGTAATAATGCTACTAATAATGGAGCAACTTATGTAAGTGGAAATGGCTCTGTGCAAGGTAGTCCAGAAGCAATCACAATTCGTGAGGGATTAAACTCTAATAAAGATGGATTAGGATTTCCGTTAAAAAACCCAAGTGGCAATGTATTAAGGTTAAATGGTGTTAATGAGTATGTAAATCTTAAAACATTAAATAAAAATATTTGGAAAAAATCATTTACTCTTTCTTTTTGGATGAAACCTACTGATGGACAACCTTCAAGTAGTCAAGTTATGATGGGAGTAAAAGATAGTTCGGGTGCTGATTCAAATGTAGAAGCAGTATTAAAATCAGATGGAGAAATAAGATTAAAAGTCGAATATGAGGGTACAACAAAAAGTGGAACTTCAGATTCAGCAGTTTATGCTGATAAAGAAAGTACTTGGAAGTATATAAATATGGTTCAAGATGCGGATAGTGAAAGTATGATTTTATATGTAAATGATAGTGTTGAAGCATCAAATGGAGCAAATTTATTAAGTGGAGTTGACATAGGCAGTATAGAAATTGATAAAGATTTTTTTGTAGGAGGTCGTTCTGTAAATGGAACTTCTATTGCTGATTTATATAATGGATTGCTTGATGAAGTTAGAATTTACAATCGTGCATTATCATTAGCAGAAATTCAGAAAAACTATAAACACCAAAAAGGTAAACATAAAAATGACTAATACATATTTGATATTAACTAAAGCTAAATGGGAAGGTAAGCTACCCGCAAAATTAAAGACTGCTGATAGATTGTCTTGGAATGAATATACTTATAAGGATGTGGAAAAGACATCGACCAGACAAGTGAATAAATATGATTGGTATCCCAGTGAAGATAACACAAAAGCTGAAATAAAGGCTTATATGGACGATTGTGACGTAGATTATTCATCAAGCGATACTAAAGCCGAGTTATTAGAAAAATTCAATGCAGAGCCTCATTCTACACCACAAGTTGAAGAAGAGTATACATACACAGTTCAAGAAGTAGATACTACTACATTGCAAGACCCAACTTGGGAAGAATCTTCAATTAAGTTTGGAAAGACTGGAGCGCCAAGATGGAACAAAGATAATACAAAAGTTCTTATTAAATATGAATTATCAATAGCAGATGGCACATTAGACGCAGTTAAAGGTACAAGTGGTATTACTGCTTTGTCACATAGTGAAGCTCTTGAAGAAATGAAAAAGGAAGAGTGGTCTGGTGAAATCGAATGAGCGAAAATTATTATTTTGGTGGATAGTGATGCTACTGTTAATACTGGGAGTAATTACCACAATAACTGGATGTAATAGTGGATGGTCAGTTGCTGGAGTTCAAATAACTCCGTCTGATTCTGTAGAAATTTCTTATCTAGTAATAATAGACCAAGACAGTTCTAAACATTGGTATGAACCAAGTATTAAAATGGGAGATAATTATTGTTATAAACATCATATTTGGGAAGATGTAAGAAAGAAAAATGAGTGAAAAGAATGCATCAAAGACAGCAAGGAGTTATAGAGCATCTGTCATTGACGACAATCTTTCTTTGCATATTAATGCTAAGTGGGCTGGGCAAGTACTTGTACTTGTGGCTGGACTTGTTTATTCGTACTTACAAATTGAAAATAGAATTGCAGAACTTGAGCGAAGAGTTGAACTTGCTGATACCAACATTGAGGAGCTTGTCAGTAAGCACATGATAGAAGAACAAAAAACAAGACAAAAAATGGAAGAACGTATTTCATTTTTTGAACAAGAATTAAACCTTAACCCATTTAGTTGGAGAAAGAAGAAAAAATGACATCTGAAGTCATAACATTAATACAAGAGTTAGGCTTTCCAGTTGCTATTAGCGTTGGATTGGCTTTTGCATTATATAGCGTAGTAAGATTTATCTTAAAAGAAAAAGTAGAAGATACTTTAAAAAGATTTGATGAGAAGCACGAAAACTTACAACACAGATTAGATATTATTATGGACGAGCTTGGTAAAGTAAAGAAGTGGAATGCAGAAATTAAATCTGATTTAAAAGTTTATATTGATTTAACTATGAGGAATAAATAAAAAGGAAGTTATTATGCCAGAAGGAAAAGGAACATATGGTTCAAAGCGTGGAAGGCCACCAAAGAAAAAAAGTAGTCCAAGGAATAAAAAAACAACATATGGAAAGAAAAAATAATGCCATTTCCATTTCATTGTATAGAATGTGATAACCCAGTAGAAGAGGCTTTTAATGGAGTTTGTGATAAATGCAAAGAAGAAGAGGAATAAATGGATTTCTTAGCAATTTATTCAGAAGCTGGAATGATAGGCGTAGTGGGAGCTATGTTTGTTTTTATGGTGTATTCTATGAATAAAAGAGGCAATGAACAAGCCGAGTCTTTACAAAATTTAAAAATTGAAAACAAAGGTCAGTCTGAAACATTAGAAAATATGGAAGGCATGATAATAAAACTAATTACTAGATGGAATCAATCAGATGATAAGCTTGATAGAAAATTTGATTCATTAAATAAAGAGATAAATGATTTAGATAATCAAGTATCTGAAATTAAAGGGAGTTTGTCACGAGTAAATGGAAAACATTAATGGATAGTTTAAGAGCAACAGGGGTTAGCACAGGATTAGGGTTTGTTTATTGGACAGATATTATATCTGGAGTTTTGATGTGCCTTATGTTTGCAATACAAATTTATTATTTATACTTAAAAACAAAAAAGATAAAGGAAAACTAAATATGATAAAAGCTATGATAGCAAATGAGTTACTATCTGATGAAGTAAGAGATGAAGTGATTGATGGATGGAATAAATCTGTAGATATACCATTTATTTCAGAAAAGGTAGAGAGAAAAATCATGATAGCAATTTGGACTGTTTTAAAATCTGTATTAATGAAAAAAATATAGTGCCAATATTCGGTAAAAAGTCTAAAGAAAGACTAAAAGGCGTAGATGTTCGCTTAGTAAATGTGTTAAATGAGGTAGTCAAATACTTTGATATAACAGTAATTGAAGGGTTAAGGAGCCAAGAGAGACAGGATGAATTGGTCGCTCAAGGAAAAAGTAAAACAAAATTCGGAAAGCATGTCCAGGGAAAAGCTGTTGATATTGCTCCTTATCCAATCGATTGGAACTCTCGTGATGATTTCCATTATCTTGGCGGTTTCGTTCTTGGTGTAGCCTCAAAAATGGGTGTAGACATTCGTTGGGGAGGTGACTGGAGTGACTCTAGTTTGAGTCAAAGTGCAAGAACTACTAAAGATAACAATTTTGACGATTTAGTACATTTTGAAATTAAGGAATAGGGCGTGATAAGGATATTTAATGAAAATAAAAGAACGAGTAGTTGTCTTTCCAGACTTACACTTTCCCAATCATGATGAAAGAGCCTTTAAATGCGCTTTAAAAGTCTTAAAAGCTGTAAAACCAACAGCTTTTCTCCTATTAGGAGACACAATTGATGGTGAATCAGTCAGTCATTGGCAATGGAGCAAAAAAAAGCGCCCTCCTCTTGAATACCAACTTCCTGCGATTAAGCAAGAAATTAAAGAAGGTAATAAAGGGCTGGATAGAATTGATAGAGCGTTGGTTAAAGTGGGGTGCAAAAAGAAACAATTTGCACAAGGAAACCATGAAAAATGGTTTGACCACTTTGTCGAAGAAAATCCATACCTTGAACATCTCGGTTCCAGAAAAGCTTTCAAATTCGATGAGCGTGGCTACGAATGGCATGACTATGGTGAAGTCTTTAAAGTGTTCGGAAGCAAATTATACGCTTACCACGGAGGACACTACATGGGAATTGCCCATGCAAGAACTCACGCATTACAAATGGGATGCAACGTCATCTATGGGCATACTCACGACTCCCAAAAAGCAGTCATCACCCACATCTCAGGAAGCCATATGGCATATTCAATGGGATGCTTAACTGATATGACTAAAGATTATTTAAAAGGAAGACCAACAAATTGGACTCACAATGTTGGTATAGTAGATATTTTTGATGATGGCAATTTTAATTTAGTAGTTCTAGATATAGTAAATGGAGTTACTTCATATGCAGGAAAAATAATACGTGCCTAAACAGCAACAATCAATAAGAGACTTTAGTGGTGGCATTAATCGAGGTTCTAATAAAAAGAACTTAAAAGATAATCAACTCGTTGAAAGCAGAAACTTTATTGCAGATTCAGTTGGTCAAGTTACAACGATACAGGATGAAACAGGAATAGCTCAAAACTCTTTAGATGCTAATTTACCTCTAGGAAATCAAAGAAATATTCATGCTTGGAAAAGTGATACTGATTTTACAATTAGCGGTCAAACTAGTAATATAGCAACTCCTACAGTTACAGAACTTCAAGCTTCTGTAAGAGCAAGAGTGTTATTTTATTTTTCTTCAGAATGGGGAACCCAAGTTAGTACAAATGCAATTGCAGATGGACAAGGTAGTAGAACTACTAATGGAGTGGATGGATATCCTGGATATGCAACTGTAATAAGCGTAACCGATAGCACAAAGTTCACCTCACAAGGAAAAATAACTTTTCAAGACCTCCATGGTCACACTCAAATTTTATCATACACTGGTGTTGATTATACTCATCATAAATTTACTGGAGTTACTGGTTGGTCTAATACACACTCTGTATGGCAGTACCATTCAGCTGGTCTTTTTGCTCTTTTTCTTACAAATCAAACTATAAGTCAATATATACATCAGCCAGTTGGTGATAGGTCATTTGAGATGTGGAATGAAGATAAAAATGAAATAATTAATATTATAGACAGAACTATTGATGAAACTTCTGGATATAAATGGCATGATGCGTTAATACAGGGCCTTACTGTAAAAAAATTAGAAGACTTAGCCAATAAAAAAACAAGTGTTGATTATGATTCTACTATTCACGGTTCTATTGATTGGAATTGGAAAACATACGACCCTAGCTCAACAGATGCTGTTAGTTATGATTCAACTAATAACACAAACAAATTAAGCACCTCTACAGCATATTCTAATGCAGTAGATGGTGTTAATAAATTTGTAGTATTAAGAGACACAACAGAAGGTGAACTAGGAGGAGCTACTTCTAATATAGCAGATTATCCAAGTTGGAAAATGGAAATGGTATTTGATTATTATGGTCAAATAAATATACTTGTTCCAGATAGCTCAAATTCTTGGAAGGCAACTCGCACAAATGATATCTATCAATCTTCATTAGAGCATGAGATTGCTAATGGAAACATTACAGATGGAAGTCTAACTATGAAATGGCAAGATTGGGGAACTAAATATTTTATGGATGGTTGGGCAGGTACGTTTAACCAAAGACCAGGTGCTTATAATTTTAGTATGAATGACAATCCTCATTATGGTGCTTTTTCAAAATGGAAATGGGCAATGGGTAATGTTGATATTAAAAGTGGCTTTACTTACACTGTTGCTATTCAAGTTTATACAAATGTTATACAAACTGGTTTTGAAACAATAAATTTATCATATACTTCTATTTATGGCGATACAGTAGAAGAAATTATAGCTGGATTGTACGCTGGAGAAGAAGATAAAATAGGTGGAGGTACTGAAGCTCATCAAGTATTTTGGAAAAGAGTTGATGGTGGAGTTGAAATTTATCAAGACTCAAGAACTGAAATACCTTATGGAATAAAAACTATTACAGTTACTAGAACTAGTGAAACTGACAACTCAAGTAGCTTAACAGAGGCTGATAGAGACAGAAGATTTATAGCGATAGCAAATTCTAATGCAACAGCTACTATATATCAAATGGAAAACGACCAATGGATGAATTGGGCAATTGATTTAAGAGAAGATGACACTGTTACAACAAGTAGTCCTGATTTGTCTTTTTTTGATGCGGAAGGAAATTTATTTGTTTGTGACTCAACAATGAAAGCCAATCATAAACCTAGATTTTTTGGCATGTTTACGTTTAATAAAACATATTTAGAAACAGATGTTAATGCTGATGGTTATGAATATACTGATTTATGCCCAACTCCTTATGAGGAACTTATTGATACTGGAGCTGTAGCAAAGCATTACAGTTATGGTACAAACAGTCCTAAAACCCCTAAATATAAAGAACAATGGTCACATATGGCATTTGACCCTGAAACAGCAGATTCTTTTTTTAATGTAACTGCTTCAGAAAGTGGAGAAACTTTAAATTACAATGTAGGTGATTCTAAGATATTTTTTAGAAAAAACAGCAGTGGAATAATAGAAGATACTAATTCTGTAAATGTTAGAGGATTTGACCAGAATTTTCTTTTGGTAGAAAAAACTGGTCTAAAACTATATTGCCAATTTACAGATGAAGCAACTAACACAGATGAGGATAAAGATAAAATAGCTGGTTCATTTCAAAAATCAGACTCTGTTGAATTTTATTGGAATTATGTTTATCACGGAGGATACATTAGTAAGCCAAAAAGGTTTCAAGTAGATGGTGTTGCTAATAGTACAAATTTTCAAAGCTCTTCACCAGCTAATGATAATTGCGCAATGGGAGTGATGGTTATGGTTGGAAAGCAGTTATTAGGAGGAACTGGTTCTGGTATGTATAATTCCAGATTAAAAGGCATTGAGATATGGGCTAAGTATTCTACAAGTCCTGGTGAAATATATTCAATATGTGACATAGATTTAAATAAAGGCTGGAGAAGTTCTTTAAACGGGGATTGGATGGCTTTGTCTAATAAATCCTTTTTTGGAAGCGGTAGTCCGTTGTCTGCATACACAACAGGTGATATGTCAAGTATTACTCCTGTTGCAAAAAACAGAAGTAACTATATGATTTATACTGTAAAAAACACAATAGAATCATTTACATCAAGATATGAATTGCACTATGGCGATGATATAGGGTTTAATGCTGTAAAAACAGGGTGGAAAACTGCTTGTATGTTTAATAGAAGAGCTTATTATGGAAATGTATCTATTATTGGTAAAGATGGTACAGTAAATTATTTCCCAGATGGTATTCTAAAGTCTGCTAAAGGAATGTATAGCACAGTAGGTGTTTCTAATTTAATTGAAGCAAGTATAAATGATGGGGATGAAATCACATCCTTGCAAGTAGTTGGTAATAAATTATTACAATTTAAAAGACATGGTTTAACTATCATGGGAATTAAGATATTAGAAAATGGAGAATCTAGGGAGGTTATTGAACAGATAGTTCATCAAGTTGGAGTAGAGTCTGATTCTCAAGTTTGCCAAACTCCTTATGGATTATTTTGGGTAAGTAGGAGTGGTATCTATTTATACAATGGTGAACTTATAGAAAGATTAACTGAAAACCCCGAAGGTAGTACTATTTCTAAATCTGAATGGGAAAGTTTCTATGGGAAAAGACTTCATTGTGGGTACGATGCTTATTGGAACCAAGTATTGATTGCCAGAGATACAGTTAGTAATAATAAAACTTTAATTTTTTCATTTAATAATAGAGCATTTAGCTCTTCTGATAGTTTATTTACTGCTAGTAAAAAAACAGGATTTGCACAAACAGGTCAAGGTCATTTAATGTGGGCAGAAGAATTTGAAAATAGTTCAAATTCAGGAATTGATGTAGCACAAACAAATAGGGTTTATCAAACAACCTCATCAGTAAATAATAAAGCAAGACAAAATCAAAACATAACAGACTAATGGGAACAGAAATAAGATTAAAAGCAACGTCACGTACTAAAAAAGATATTACTAGTGGTACGTTAGAAACAAAAATGTATGATGGTGGAGATGCTAGTTTAATAAAAAAATATAGTAGAATTCACATTACATATTCTATTGATGGGGTTGGAGCGAGTCCTTTAGAGATTCACTACAAAACAGATGATAATTATCAATGGAAAACTTTAGAACCAAGTCCTAATAATCCAAATGCGATAAAAAATACCCATACAAAATTAAAAAGAACTGGTGGAAAGTTATCAACAGCAGAATTAATTATACCTGGAAAAGCAAAAGCTCGTTCTATTGCTGTTAGGCTTTATTTAAGAATTACTGGAGCAGATGGAACAGATTTTAAAAATTTTAAATTATCTGATATAACATTTACATTTAGAACAATTATAAGGAAATAGCATGGATTATCAATCAACAAATAATTACGCCAAAGAAAGTATGGATTGGCAAGACAGGCAAAAAGGGCTTAATAAAAGTCAAAAAGGCTTAATGAATTTATATAATTTTGGAAAAGTAGGTGGAAATATAATAAATACTCAAAAAAAATATAACAATGCTATTGAACTTGCTAAGCTTATGAAAGACAATGCTGGAGCGCAAAAACTATTAAAAGATAAATTTAATTATTCTCCTGAAGTCATAAATAAAATTGCCAATAGCCCAATGACAACTGGAAAAGAAGGAAATGGTTTAATCAATTATTTTAGCAATGCATTTTCTCCTAGTTCAGCATCTAAAGAAATAACTGGCTTTGGAACTGATATTGCATCTTTAAATCCAAGTGAATTAACTGATTTAGGAATTGAAGGTATGGATACTCTCCTAGCTCCTTCAGAAATGGGAGCAGGTGGTGCTTTTTCATCAATGCTGTCTAATCCTTATGGGTTAGGGTTGATGGCATTGCTTGGTATTGGTATAGGTGCAGGAAATAAAAATACAACAATGCAAAAACTATTTAATCCTAGTGGTGGATTAGATATGAACTCAGGGAGGTATTAATATGCTAGGCTTAATTAAAGGCATAAGTGATGTTCTTGGTACAGGAAACTTATTTGATGACTTAGGAACATTTTGGGATACTCATATTGGAAGAGAAGGTGTTTGGGGCGGAATTGGTGATATGACTGGATTATGGGAAAGTGGTACTACTAGAGATGCAAGACAAGGAATGATAACTGGTTTAAATAAAGATATAAAGGCTTTAAAAGCAAATGACAAACTTGCCGAAAAAGCCAGTTGGAAGAATTTTGATACATCTACAGGGAATACATTTAAAAAAGGAAAAGGCATTATTCATTCATCAAATTTTTCAAATTTAGCTACTGATACAAATAGAGAAAAACTAAGAACAGATGCTATTCAAGACACAATAAACAATGTAAATGCAGATTACAATAGAACTATCATTAGACATGCAGATAGAAGACAAGCTACTGATGATAGGATATTTGCAAAAGAACAAATAAAGAGGCAAGTATAATGGAACCAGAATTATTATTTAATAGTCTAATTAGAGAAGTTGGACAAGGTCTTAATACCGCAGTAAACAATCAATCTCAATTCGACATAAACCGAGCAAATAACTTAGCAACTCAAAAACTTCAAGAAAGCGCTAATGAAAGTGCTGAAACAAGAGATAGTTTAAGATTTGCTAAAGAAATTGAAATCTTAAAAGAGGAATTAAAAAACCAAAGAAGCGCTGATAGTTTGTCTCATGAAAATGCAAAAAACCTTATGAAAAGCGAACTTGCAGAGAAAAAATTATTATTGGAAGATGCAAGAAAAAATAGAAAAATAGATGATGCTGTAGCTAGGCAACAATGGATTGATACTATGTTTTATAAGGATAAAGAAAAAGATAGAGAAGAAGATAAGGTTCGTAATTCTTTTATGGCTCCTATGTTGAGAGGTCTTATGCATCAAATGTTTAGTGAAGACCCAAGTATGTTCCCTGGACTTGGTTTAAATGAATCAGATTATATAGAAGGGTTAGATGCTGGATTTCCAACTATTAGAAAAGGATACCAAGATATTATGACTGGTATGGGGACAAATAAACCAGTTCCTAAAAGCAATTATGAGCGTCAAGCTTTTGAAAAAGATATATTAGATGTTTATAGAAAATTAACAGGAGATGATGGAGGTGCTGATTTTCTTGATGGTGGCCCTTTTGATTTTATAACTGGTGAATCTGAAAAAGCATTAAGTCACTTATTGGAATTACAAAAAATAATGTCAGGATTAGGAATAAGCCCAAATAAGCCACAATATTAATTTAATTATTAGTGAGTCCCCTCGATATACATAGTAGGATAACTGCCTACAACCTAAGTCCTAATAGATATGACGAATCTGAAGTTGCAGAACTAAAAGAGTACGCAGACATCTATGGTATACCTTTTGATAATTCTATTGAAGGTGCAAAAAGAGCGCAAAAAAGTAGCGGTGTAATTTCCCAATTTTCTTCAGGATTTACAGAGGGTGTATTAGGGCCACTTGCATTTGGTGGATGGTCAGAAGACCCTGTCGATGAAACTCAGTCTATTGCTCATAGTATGGGGCATTTATTAGGATTTGCATTGCCATTAGCTGGTTCTGTATTAACATTAGGTGGTTCAGGTATAGCTAGATTAGGGCTATCTGCAAGTAAATACGCTACTAGAGCATCTTCTGTTGGTAAAGTGGGTGGTGCTATTAATACTGCAAGAAGAGGTATTGGCTATGTAGGTGAAGGAATGCAATCTGTTGGGAAAGTAGCTAGACAAGGGTCTAAAGTAAATATTAAAGGCATGGCTGAAATTCCTATTAAATCAGTGCCTTTGGCTGTTGCTGATTATGGAGAAAAATGGATAAAGGACAAACTAACAAAGCATGGATGGGAAGTTGCAAAACATATAGGAAAATCTACTGGAAAAGGAAAAGCTTTAGATATTGCATTCCAATCAGCGCATTTGGGGGTAGCTAGTGGAGTTAGTGGTCTATTTAATGGAGAGAATGATGAATTAAATAATGTGCTTTTTGGCGCAGTTGCTGGTGGTGCTTTTGGTGGGTTAGGAAACTTTGTGACTATGGGAAAAATGATTCAGCATCCTAATGTAAAAGTTCAAGGAGCTGGAATAAGAGGATTATGGAAATATAGTAAAGAATTTGCAACTGCGAATAAAGAAAGATTAATAAGTATGGGTGCTGGTAGTGCTTTTCAAGGTGGGATGGCTACAATGCAAGGCGCACCTACAGCTACTCAGATATATGAATATTTACTAGGTGGATTTTTTGGCTTTCAAGCTCAAGGTACAGCCATTAAAGAAGCAAATAGTTATTATAATAAGTTTAATTCAGAAAAAAATTCAGATGGTACGTTAAAGTACAATTTTGATGATATAATGAAAATGACGGATAGACCTGAGTTTTTTAAATTAAGCAAAGAAGCTCAAGATATTGTAAAAGAATCTCACTTTAATCACTTAGGAGAATTCTATGATAATACAATTACAGTTGCTGGTGCTACGTTAAAAGAAACTATTGAATCAAGTAAGTTATCTGCTAGACAAAGAATTGCAGATGAAAAAGGTAAAAAAGTAGAAGAACTTGATAAGTATGAAGTAAGACAAGCTGATGCAGAACAAGCGCTAGAGTCCTCTAGAAAAAGTGCTGAAATGGAAGCAAGAGACCTTATTGTTAATAAGGTATATGAAGGCATTATTGATGAAACAAAAAAGACCCCAGAAATTGAAAAAATATCTAAATCTCTTACTCCAGAAGAATTAGCTGATGTAAAAAACGGTGATATTGCCCCATTAGATAAGGCAATAGTTGATTATTTTGAATCAAAGCCACATGAACCAGCAAAGACAACTTTAAATGACATATTAAGAGCAGAACAAAGACTATCTGAAGGCCAACCTGAAGTTAGTAATCAGGGGATGATAGGAAGGTTTATCAATAGAATTCAGGAAGCATCACGTGATTTACCATTTAAAGCAGAAGAAATTGGTAAAGATGCTGTAGAATTATTTAATAAAAAAGAAATTAGAGAGTCAAATGACATAAGACAGTCGATAAAAGACTATTTAGGGGCATTAACAAATAAATACCCTGGTTTAATTATCCCTAAAAAAGATATTACAGCATTAGGACAATTATTTAATCGCATACAACAGGAACAACACAGACCAATACTCTCTTGGAATATATCAGAACAGGCTTCAACTAGGGTTAAGTATAAAAATATATTAAATAAAATAGTTTCTTCATTAAGTCCTAAACCAGCAGATGAAGTAATAAATGTAGATAAAAAACTATGGTCTGATAATGTAACAGTTTTTGAATTTTCAGAAGTAGTTAATAAAAATAGGAATGGAGATTACTATACTGTTAAACCTTATGATAAGAAATTTAATTTTTATAAAGGTGAGTGGGTTAATGAAGTGTCTCCAAGTGATTGGCTACAGATTAACTCTGTTTTGTGGAATAAAAGAGGAGACAGAGGTAAAGATATTGGGCATGAATATTTAAAAATACCTAAAAAAGATAATGGCGTTGAAAGAATATACAAATTCCATCGTGATACAAAAAAGACGTCTACTAAAGATATATTATCAGAAGTTTCAAAAAATTCTAAAAGCAAAGAAATAAATTTAGATTTATTAAAAAAGTTTTACAGATATGATAGAGATATTTGGTATGAAACAATGGGAAAGCCTCGCTCACAATGGAATAGTGCAGATAGACAGTTTTTAGATAAAGTATTTGACGCCTCATTTAGGTCAAATTATCTCTATGAAAAGAATTACAACTTTAAAGATGCTGTAGCTAGGGTAAAAAGAGAAGCGTTATTTGCCTCTAAAGCATTTTTTCAAGTTAATCCAAAAGATTTTACAAAATTAACTAAAGGTACAGACGAAATTGACATTTATTTAGTAGAAGCTGAAAGGTTCTTACTAGATACAGTTAAAGAAAAAATAGATGGTACAAAAGAAAAAATTAAAAAGTTTTTAAACGTAAAAGGAAAAGCTCCTGAGACATTTAAAACTGTAGATAAGAATGGGAAAATAGTAGAACAAGCATGGGAAAGTAAAGTTGATGGCTGGATTGTAATGCATTCTGACTTGTATAAACAATTCTTAAAATCAAACTTTTTAGACGAAAGCACTTCCCATATGAAACCAGCAGTAGCAGTCGAAATAGGGGGTCAATTATTTTTAATCAAAGGTGGTGTCCACCCTTCAAGAAAAGCTTACGATAAGGTACTAAAAAACCCCAATTCAATGATTGTAGTAACCTCTGCATCTAAACATATACCTAAAGGAGCAGAAATATTTAAAGGTCAAGCAAGGGGTAAAACAATATATGACCTAATAGATAGTAAGGGAAATAAGGCTTCAGCTCCATCATTAAAAATGCCAATTAAAGATTTTAGAATAAACTACGGAGTATATGGAGACAGCCATTCTGCACAGGCAACTACAATTAAAAAACAAATGCATTCGTTCTTTGATAGTATAACAATGACCAAGCCTGGATTTGAAAACTTTATGAACGATGTCTTAGAAGTACCTTTGCGTGGCACTCCTGAGAATAATCTATATATAGAGCAGTTAAAAACTAATGATAAACTACCACTGCCAAAGAATTTTGACATATCCAAATTGAGAGATAAAGACTTTGTTGATATTGTTAATGATACAACTCATCCTCTGCATAAAGAATTAAACTTTGAAATATTTAAAAAATTAAAAGAAATGGAAATTGAAAATGAGTTTCCAGAGATGCAGGGAAAATTTCAAGAATTAAAAGAATATGTAGATGGTTTTTCTAGTATTTATAAAGCTACAAATTATAATCCCCTTGCTGAAGTGTTAAATATGAATTTATATCAGAGAGCTGTTCATCAATATAGATTAAATAGATTTACTCAGCCTAAATGGGAATACAGTGCAAGTGGGTGGGTAGCAGGAGTAGACCCTGTCATGGAAGCTATTACAGGGGGAATAAAAGATAATGCAAGTTACAAATTCTGGAATGGTAAATCACTAGAAACTCAAAAAGTTGGCCATGTGATGTTAGGAGAATCTCACAAAACTAGAAAAATTAAATGGATAAATGATAAAACTACAACCCTTGAAGATGCTTGGAATGAATACCAAAATGCATTAAAAGATTTGAAATCAAACACACCAATTGCAACAGAAGAATCTATAGCAAGAATGAGAAATAGATTAATGTTGGCAGTAATGAGAGTTCCAGCTAATGCAGTTTCTGGCACAAGAGCATTATTATTTGATGGATTTGTAAAAACAGACTATAAAGACATAACAGATTATGGCGTATATATGAAAGGCAGAGACCATTTTTACATAGATGGCGCTGATGTTGATGGCGATAAAGTCTTTTTCTATCAAGGATTACCAAAAGAATACATCAAAGATTTAATAAAAAACGATAGTTTTCTTGAAAACAAAAAAGGAGTTTTCTTTGAAAATAAAGCTGAAAAGCTTGATAAAGTATTTAATAGTGAGTTAAGTAAAAAAAGACTGACAGAAACTTATGGATTAAGTGAGTTTGATTATGTTAAAAACAATCCCATCTCTCAATGGTCTCCTGGTGCATTAAGAAAAGCAGGTCAATCTTCTTATTTTGGAAAACAAGGTATGGGAAGAGTCGTAAATACCAAGTCTTTCTTAAATACAGTTTTATCTGATATAATTACTAATAAAAATGGCAAGTTAGATATACCAGTATATAGAAAAAAACCTGATAGTTTAGGAAGACCAGTGTTACTAGGGAAATTAAAAGGTACTACTAGCGAAGAATTTCTTAAATCTCCAGAAGGATACTATGTGATGGGTGTTGAAGCATCTTCAAGAACAGCAGATAGTGCTAATTATTTCAGGATGGCAACAGCAGAACAGATGCAAGAAATATTGTTTAAAAGCGCTTTTGAAAATCTTAATTTTTTCCCAACTAAAGAACATGCTAAATACGCCAAAAAAATGAAGTTCAAAACAGAACCAAAATATAGGCATTTAACTAATTCAATAGAGTATAAAGCAGTTAATGAGTTAAATCAAAAGCTATATGGATATAATTGGGACAAAGGAAGAAATTGGACTACAGCAGAAGTTCAAGAATCATTAAAAGAATTACAAGTTGGCGATACTTATATGAGTTCTATTCTTACTATTGCAAAGCATATGAGTGCCAATAATATAGACGTGAATCCATTAAAGAATTTTAATTTTAGAAGTTTAGATAATTCTATTAGAGCTTTAGGTAGAAACATATGGAAAGATAATAACTTATTAGAGTTTTCTATTAGAGAAAATCTTCTTATAAAGCCTCAATATTGGAATATAGACTACCTAAGAGTTTATGAGCAGATGAAAAATAATCATCCTGAATTTGTTATGTATAAGGGGACAAAAAATGAAACAACTCTGCCTAAAATTACTTCTGAAAAAGGTAAAAGTATTTATATTGACTTTTTATGGAAAGGTATAGAAAACAAACTACCAAAAGAGGTTCAAAAAACATTTGATTTAATGTATACCAATGAAAGAGCCAATTTAAAAAACTTTCATAGACTGCCAATTAGCAAATTTCATAGTAGTATTGAAAGAGATTTTAGAATAAATGATACATGGGATATATTTAGTGCGCTTAAGAATTTAGAGATTGGTCAAAAAGTAAAAAATGCAATGGCTGAACAAGGAAGAAGAGTTGATGATGGCTCAAAAGTTCCTTATCAAGACATAAATACAGTTGCTTTTAAATTAATTAATGGAGAAAAACTTACTGATTCAGAACAAACAATTAAATTATCATGGAGAAGAAAAGTACAAGAAGCGGTAGATACTTATGCTGGATACAAAAAGCCAGTAGAAAAAGTAGAAAATGACTGGATAGTATTTAGAGACTACATTGGAAAATCAGCACAGCACATAAAAGCATTATTTAGAAAAGGGTATAAAAATAAAGAAGTCGCTGTTTATGAAACTCAAGAATCTGCAAATAAATTAATAGATAATAAAATAGTAGATATAACTAAAAAAGCTGAAGAATATGGCATAAATCCAACATATGCAGTAGATTATTTTAATTCATTCTTACTTGGTAGTATAAGTCCACAAGCACATCACAAAAAAAATAGACTACACACTCTTAAAAAAGACTTATTAGAAGCAAAGACTGAGTCAGAAAAAGATTTAATACAGAGTTATATAGACAACATTGATAAAAATTACGAAAGTACAAGCATTCCTAAGTTTGCGTGGGAATTAAGTTCTATTCCAGACAAAAGTAAAAATGACTTTTTAAAAGGATATGCTGATTTATTTGACCTTTTAAACTCTAGGACACCTGAAGAGTTAAAGACTATTAAACCAGAGTTCTTTTTTAGAGATAAGAATGTAGTTGAAAAAGATGCACCAGAAAGCATACCAGAGTTTATAGAAAATAAACAATTAAGAATTGATAGGCTTAGCGATATAGGCGATGTAAGTGTTGATAAAAGTAAAATACCAGCAGATATTCAAAACAAAGTACTGCCAAGTATTAAAAATACATTAAAGACCTTACCATTTGAATTATCAGGTAGAATAGATGATTTATTTGTTCTTATGAAAACGGAAGAGGGATTTAAAAATATAACAAGTATCAGAGGAGCTACGTGGAGTGATTTAAGAAACTTTGATAGAATGTTAAAAGAATTTGTAGAGCAAGGAGCAGTAGTACAAAAAAGAAAATCTGATGGAAAGCCAATGGCTTTTTATAAAAATATATACAACTATCTTTTTCCAGACAGATTAGGACAAAGAATGTCTACACATGACTTAGCTCATTTATATTCAGTTAAAGTTCCTATAAAAAACCTAGATGGCAGTATGGGGGAAAGTAGTATAAAAATACCTCTATCAGCTATGTCTTACTTACAGCGCTCATCTAACAGCATAAGAAGATTTGAAGATGCTATTAAAAACCAATTACAAGAAGATTTATTTAAATCTGTAAGTGTAAAAGGAGAAATAGAAGCACTTCCTAATGGAATAGAAAAATTTCAAAAATTATTAGAGATAGCAATTAAAGATAAAAATATTAAAAGAGATATTTCTAAAACTAAGATGGACTTTTATCAATCAGAGTATTTAAAAAGCGCAAAAGATTTACATAAAATATCAGGTGAAGTATTTAGAGTTACTAGAGATGGTAAAACAGTACAAAAAACTGGTGAAGAATTAATTAAAGACATACAAGACCAAGTAGATAAATTTTTTAAAGAAGATATGTATGAATCATGGATTGGTTCTGGGTTATTTAACAAAGATGGAAAATGGGAAAAAATAGATTGGAGTAAAATTGATGATTTACATGAGTATAAAGACAAAGGCTTGTTTATACATGATATAATTAAGTATGACAAATTTGGAAGGTTTGATATTGAAAACTTTGAAAACAAAGTTATTAAGAAAGCATCTGAGGGGGACATATCTTTTGGGCATTTAATTGGCAATAGAAATAATCCATTAAGTGTTGAGCTTTTAAATAGAGTTCAATATGAAATAGCTTTAGAAGAAATGATTCAATTCAATAAGCTAAAACCTAACAGTAAAGAAGCTCAGAATTTTAGAAACGATTATAGAAAAACATATAAAAAAGACAAGGCTACAGGTGAATTTATATTTAATGAAACTGCCTTTGTTGGAATTGGTCAAATAAAAGATGGTTATTGGCCTCAAATGCTACATAATAAAGAAAAATTAATGCCATGGATAAAAGAAGAATCAGCTCAATTAAAAATACAATTAGAAAATTATCTGAATTCAGTATCTAGTCAAGGCAAATTATCTGGAATTAAAGACATAAAAAAGAGATATAGACCTACAGATTATGAAATAAAAGCTTATTTAGGATTAATACCAAATAAAAAAATGAGCAAAACTGAAATATTAGAAAAATACTTAACTATTCAAAATCAAGATTTTCAGATATTGACAGGAAGAAGAGTAGAGGGAGATGGTACAGGAGAATGGGCGCAAGAATGGCTCAATTCTAGATATAGAGACTCTAAAAAAGATTGGCAAGATAGTAATTTTTCAACTAGACCAGGAACAGGAGGAGCTAGAGGTCAAATACCTATGCCTCATTTTAGTTATTCACCTGAAGTTATGAAAAAATATGCAGAACAATGGACTAGTTCTTTTTTTAAAAACACATTAGCACTTATGGCTAGAAAAACTATAAGAAAATATGAAAATGAAAATCCAATGCCTAAAGAAGTTTTAGAACCTTGGGCAAACGAAATGAGACTTTTTATAAAAGAACAAATGGGACAAGGCTCTATAATGCCAATGCATTATGTTGGTCTTAGTAATTATCAAAGAGCTAGAATGTCAGCTTATATAAAAGACAATAAAGATAATAAAGAAGTAGCTGGTACTGTTTTTAATTTTAAAGAAAGACTGAAAAAAGATGATTCTTTTAAGAAAACAAAAAGAGTAAAGAATTTAAGATTTGCAATCTCAGACCAATCTATTATCGATTGGCTGGACTTAAAATCACAAGGTTTAGGTAGGCTTACTGGAAAACTCAAAGGATTTGGGACAATTGAAAACCCTAAATTGCCATTAATTGGGGAATTACCTACATCTCAAAGAGCTAGAGAGAGAGAAATTCATCAATTTGTAACTAATGTTGGAAACTTTGAAGCAAAAATGTCATTGCTTTCTCTATTAGCTCATCCAAAAACAGCACTTGCAAATATATTTGGTGGTTCTCAAAATACCATAACAAATGCTGGGTTAAGAAATTTTTACAAAGCAAATGATACAAAGTGGCTTTTAACTCATGTATTTAAAGATGCTAAATTAAAAGATGGTACTAAAATCACTGATAAAAACACTATAAGAAGATGGATAAGTGAAGTTGGTGCATTGGAATCTTTTTATGTAACAGAAGCATCAATGGATAAAAGTTTATCTATTACTAGAATGAGACCTTTTATAAATGAGATGGGTAAAAAATTATTTACCAAGGAAATGAATGATACTACATGGAAAGAAATAGCAAAAAAACATAGGGTATGGGATTCTATTGTAGCATCTGGTGGGTATTTTATGAGAACATCAGAAGCAAAATTAAGAGCAGATGCGTTTTTAGCTCATTACCTACATGCAAAAGAAGTCTATTCACAGCTTGTACCTAATTTAAAGTTTGATAATCCGTACTTAGTTAGACATGCTTTAAAAGGAGTTGAAGCAACACAGTTTATATATCACAATGTAAATAGACCAGGGATAGGGCGTTCTGCTTTAGGAAAAATGTTAACACGATTTCAACCATTCGCTTGGAATTCAGTAAAATTTAGAAGACATATTTATAAAACAGCTAAAAGATATGGAATGACAGATAAACAATCTGTTGACAGATTAAAAAGATTTATGGCACAAGACTTAATGGTGGCGTCATTAGCAAACATTTTTGTTGCATCATTGTTTGACAGCACTCTACCGCCACCTATGTCTTGGCTACAGTCATCAGCAGATTTATTATTCGGAGACCCTGATGAAAGAGAAAGAGCTTTCTTTAGTAGCTATCCACATCCAGCCATGGCTCCTTTACAAGTAGTTACAGCACCAATACACAGGTTTTATTTACCAGTTATTACTGCCATGATTAATGGTGACTGGGAAAAATACTCAAGATATTATATACATACATTATTCCCAGCAGGAAGACTTGCAAAAAGTTTAATTAAAACAATGGAAACTCCTGAAATGTTTCCTGAATACATGTTTGGAATGCCAGTACATAAATTAGGAAGAAAAATCAGAGCATCTAAAAAAGAAGAAGAAAATGTTTAAACCAGATAAAACAAAAACAACTTATGAATTACTCCCTGATGGTGAACCTGATTATGGCAGTATAAAGGAATATAAACCAAATTTTATAGATAAAGTAAAAGACGCTATCCCTAGCACAGGCCCATTAGGAGTTTTAAAAGGTCTTTATGGTGGATTAGATGATGCTTTATTTGGAGCATTACCAAGTGGTAAATACAAAGAAATACCAACAAATGAAATGGATACAGGAGGTCTTTTATCTTATTTTGCTAATCCATACGCATATTTAAAAGGCGCTAAGATGGCAGTTAGTGGCATTAAACTTGGAGATAAAACTTATGGCACACCTATAGGAAAACTTATTGCTAATTCTATAGAACCTATTAATTATAATAATAAATGGGGAGCAATAAAAAGAACTTTAAAAAATCCAAAAGTATTTAAAGATGCTGTTATCAATGATATGCCTCAATACAAACTTCACCCTGGGGCTGAAGATAGATTATTTGCTTGGAGAAAAAAATTCGGATTAGGGAAGCCAAATGAAAAATATAATAGAATATTAGACCCTGTAGGTTACAATAAATATACAGCTAGTAAAAAAACTGTTAATGATTTTAAAAACTACAATGAAGAATTTTCCGAAATTAAAGAAATGAAAGATAGAATAAAAAATTATAAAGCTCCATTAGATAGAATTTGGGATAAATTTGGAAAACATACAGAGGGCGGTAAAGAATATTATCATTATAAAAACTCAAAAGACTTTTTTGACACAATGCAAAAAGTTCGGACATGGGGTTCTAGTCCACAAGCACAAGCAATTAAACCTTCTGGGTTATTAGGAAGCACAGATAAACATAATCTTTTTGGATATTATTCTAAAAAATCAACTTGGAAAGATTATGTACCAAACACATCAAAAGTAGAAAGAAAAAAATATAAAGATTTAGATGATTATTTTCATGCTAAAGCTGTTGAAGATTCTAAAAAAAGAATTCATAAGGTTCATTATTATGATAATTGGGATTTTGGATTAAACAGAAATTTTAAAGAACAATTAACATCTGATGGAAATTCTATAAAACATAATCTTCCAGTTGTAATTCAAAGAATTTTAGGTAATGCTCTTGTTAGAGATTTACAGTTTAAGGGCACAGCAAAAAGAATAAAGCAATTCGACCCAAGTATTAGAATAGATTAATAATTCTTTTTTACACATTATATATATTAAATTATACGAGATGGATATTATATATAATGATTAAGTGTAGTAAGTGATAGCCAAATGATAGCCAAAATACTGCCAATATTTACTCTAAGGGCGATTAGCTCAGTTGGTTAGAGCGCTACGGTGACATCGTAGAGGTCGAGAACAGCCATTTAGCTAGTTTCACGAGAGTAAATTAGCATTATATTTAATTCCTTCTATTATGTATTGGCAATATATAACCAAAAAGAGGGCAAAATGGCGTTAAAATCAAACTTAATCCAAGACCAGAATGGTAACATCTATTATAGAAAAATGATTCGTGGCAATCGAGTTATAATACCAACTTATACAAAAAAGATTGCTATAGCTAATAAACTACACAGTACATTAGAGTATCAAGCTTTAATGGAACATTACGCTCCAAAAGAAAAAAAGAGATATAGAAGTTTTAATCAATTAGCAGAGTTATATTTAAACGATAATGATGTATTAGTTAGATGGACAGAGCAAACAAAAAAGGTAACTGAGTATGTTTTACGAAAGTATTCAAAAACAAGAAGAATACCACAAAATAGGGAAACAGCAAGAGGTTATCAAATTAGAATTAATGCGTTATTAAATTGGGCAGAAGAAAAAAACTATATAACTGATGTAAAGAAAATGTCAATATTTCCAAAACAAGGTAGACAAAGAGTTTTTACTCATAGAGAAATGAATCTTATTATGAATGAATTTCAAGATGATAACTTTCAGTCTTTTATTCGCTTTGCATATTATACTGGAGCTAGAAGGGGAGAAATACATTCTTTAAAGCCACATCAGGTAGACCCAGCACAATTAAAAGTCAAAGGAAAGACAGGACATAGGGTTGTAAAACTAAATGCTCAAGCTAGGGCTTTATTAATGGAACAAGAGACATTATGGGATTATAAAGCTGGTTTTATTACAAAGAATTTTAAAAAAAACAGCAGAAGACTTGAAATAAAAGATGCAAGGTTTCATGACTTACGTAGAACTTTCGGTCTAAACCTTATTAAAAGTGGTATGCCTATTTTTAAAGTAAGTAAACTTTTAGGACACAGTAGCGTAAAAGTAACAGAACAACATTATACTCCTTTACTTGTGTCAGATATTGAGGATTTTAATATTTAGCAGTTTTTACATTTTTTCTTTAATGCTGGTAAACTACCAAATATACTGTTTCTTAAATATTCCTCTACTTTAAAATGATTCTCATTATCTAATGTTACATGCCAATATCTATGGCATTTTGGACATTTATTAGGTTGATAGGCACTTGTAGCTGTGTTTTTATATTTATCAATAATAACATCATTTCCAATAGTTCCATAATCAATCCAATCTTCTCCTAGATAGTGTATCAAGTCTCTTATTTTTGCCCTTGTTTTTTCTTTGTATTTCCAATGCCCACTCGCCATTTCTTTTGACGAGTCCATTTTATATCCTTATTTTATAAAGGGCTATACATAAGCTCTAATGGAGTGAAGCGACTATTATGCCTAACTATATGTACAGCCCTTTAATTTTATTTATTAAACTTATTTCTTAGATAATTAAAAGGTTGAAAACCGAAAAGTAAATCAGTAATCGAACCGCTAATTATTAAAGCTATTCCTCCTGCAACAGATAGCATGAGACAGCCAAATGAAAACCATGTAAATGAAATTATCCAGTTTGGTACATCAAGTATTATCATAAGATAACTTCATTTCTTTTTGGTTTTTCATCATATTCAGTAATGTTATTATGTCTTAACATTGCCTCTATTTTATTTTCCATTCTATTTAACCTAATTACTATGCTTAAAAAGAATAGCAACATGAAAAGAACATAGGCTTCCCAGGCTAATAAAAATGGAACTGTATTTTCCATTATAGATGTAAAGTAATGCCACATATGTGTTTTCTCCTTTTTTTATTTTAAAGCTCAGGCAGAAAGGTCAGAGAGAAAGGGATGTAATCTCTCTTAGTGTTTCTGCCTTACACTTATTATTTTGAGGCTCTAGACGCCAATCTAGTTATTTGTTATCACTTAAGTTCGATTAATAATACATTGTATAAGAAAAAACCAATTTGGAAACATACCAAATATCCTTTCTTATTTATGTTATTAATTTATTTAAATAATAAGAGCCTCAAATTCTTTAGTCACAGTTTCCTGTAGTACAAGTACCAGACTGAGCTTCAATAACTCTATCTTCAGTTAAAGTTTTTGATTCAATCTTGTCTAATTCTTTAGTTCTTTTTCTAGCTGTATGCAGTATAGCAGATAACTCTTCAGCGAGTATTCTATCACCTTCTGTAACATGAGGATGTTCAGCTAATACTATAACACACCTGTCTATTTCTTCCATAGTTAACCATACACCAACCTTGTGTTTAGTTATTGTTTCAGTTTCTGTTTTAATTTCCAACATATTTACCCTTTCAGTTTCTTTAATAGAGTTAAGAAAACATTCATATCCATAAGAGCATAAGTATCTCCACGGTCTTCTCTGAATGCTACTATATCTGTATGCTCACATTTTAAAAATGAGGCAATCTTTTTTCTTCGTTTAGCTTGAACTTTATATTCTTCTATGGTGCAGTCTACTTCTTCATGGAGTCCTAATGCTTGACCATTAGAACCCCATGCACGAACAGCTTTTAAACCATAATCTTTAGCAAGATTTACAAGTTCACGTTCAAAGGCATTGCCTTTTTGCTTACTGGGACTTGCCATCTTGTTCTTTCATCTGGGCTTCTCCCATAGCTTGTACCTCATCAAATGTAGGCTGACCTAACAATTCCCAAACTTTATCCATCATTGTTTTTCCACTTTGAGACATTCTTTGTCTATCGCATGTTTCTAAGTCAGATAAAGTCTCAATAAGCTTTTTATATCTGTCTGTTGCAATGTTTGCAAATATCTTTTTACTCATTATTCTCCAATCTACAGGGGGAGCCAAAAGACTCCCCCCAGTTTATTATTACCATTTATCCCAAGTATGTAACGACATGGAAACCTCACAAGGCCCCAGACCAACACCAGTATTTAAATGGTATCCGTTCAAATAATGCATTCCAATATCAAGGTGTAATAACCATAATAAGGTAATCCTTACTGAACGTGTTTCATCATTTATTGATTTATTTATTTGTATCAATTTCATTTCCTTCAATTATAAATCCATCAGTATCTTTTTCTTCAAATGTCATATATCGTTTATTGAAATCAAACATTATCTTAATATGTCCATCGTCTCTAGCTTTTTCAGAATGAAGAGAACGAAGGTTATCGTTATTATCTCCATTAATAGCTAAGACCTTATCTGCTTTCTGAACTACGTTAGTACTACCTTTTAAACTTGTTATCTTTGTAATACCTTCGTGCATAGCCTGTTTATTAATATGATGAACAGCAATAATGATACATTCTTGGTTTTGAGCTGTCGACTTTAATCCATTAATAATATCATTCATTTTGCTTAATTCATCTTGACTAGAACCTTTAACCCACACCATATCAGTAGTATCAACAACTACTATCTTTGGCTGTATCCTAGCAATTGTCTCTTGAAGTTTCTTTAATTCAGGAGACTCACATAAGATATTTATATGTTTAAAGGCCTTATAATATTCAGGCTTAGGCACGTTATCTAAGTTTAATTCAGGTTGACTAGGCTTTTGATAAGCCTCTAGGACTTCTTTCTTAGTCATCCTAGCAGTCATTTGAACAAATCTACGATATGTTAAGTGGAAACTGTTCTCTAAAGATAAGAATAAGCATTCCATATTCTTTAGGTTAGCAACCAGATTCATAACCCAAGTAGATTTACCCAAACCAGTATTACCAGTAACTATCACCAGTTCACCAGGGTATACCCAAAAATCACAATCAATATCATATATATCAGCAAAATTAAAAGCCATGTTGGTAAAGTCTTTAGACATAAACTCTTCAAACTTTTCTTCCATGTCTGCTGGATTTAATATATTTAAATTGTAATCTTTGTGTTTAAAATGAATACAGTTTGGCTTACAATGTTTTGACATAATGTAATCACTACAACTATATTCATATTTTTCATCAAAGACTCTGCTAGAACATCTTTTTGCTTCAGCAGGTAATCCTGACCATTCAGACAATGTATGTTCTACAATCTTTTCAGGCATTCCATTACGCCTCATCCAAGACGCAATACGCATCATAGTTTCATTTCTCTCTCCAGCAGGAGGAGCAGAACCCAATACACTTTGCATACAAGTAACAACACTATTAGGGTCAATTTTAAATTCAGTCCTAACAGTTGATGATTGTTTGCTATCAAAAGAAGGATATTTAATATATTCTCCTAAATAAGGTTCTACATCAGACCATTGTTCATATATGTTATCATCAAAATAAATAGACATACAGTCCCTAGAGAAACTTTTAACCTGTTCCATATTGGTTTCATTCAATAGTTTCACAGATAATGGTATTTTAAAGTTTCCCTTTTTCTGATTGTATGAATAATTTGCTCGTATTAACCGAGCGCCATCATAAATAACATCACAGTCTGGAAATAAAGAAGATAATGTTTCTTTAACAGTAGAAGGTAAGGTAGTAGAAGGAGTAAATCCGAAAATATCAGGCATTTCAATATGAAACCCTGTTCCACTATACCAAATTAATATATGCTCAGAATCAATACTTAAATCATTTATCATTTCAGTATTAACAAGAAACTTTACCGCATTTAATAAAGAATCATCATCTAAGTCTTTCTTGTCATAGTCTAATATGATTTTATTGATATAATAAACACCATTATATCCTTGTATTGAACCAGTAGCTTTAATATGCTGGTCTAGTTGTTCATCAAAAGAATACCAACTATGATATGTTTCTGTTCTTTGTTCTTTAGGAAAGACATAAGACGATAAGTCATTTAACATTATCGCCTGATGTCTATTAGAAACATGTCCTGTGGCAACTTCTACCATACGTATATCAGAGTTCATTTAAGCCTTTGACTAGACATTAATTGATTTAGCTCATCAAGTTTTTCTACTAACTTTTGATACTCTTCAATAGCCATTCTTGCATTATTTAGACTGGATAATGCTTTATTTATGCCTGTCTTTATTTCTTTAATTTCTTCCATCTGAAAATCCTATTTGATAGTGTTTTTGAATTGAGCCATTTCTTCTTACTTCAGATACACTAATACCATGTAAATGAAGAGAAGAGTTATATCTATCATCATTATAATCCTCACGTAGCTTTCTCCATAGTCTACTCATCGTATCAGGAGAAACTCTTTTGTTATACATTTTATGTAAATACATAACAGCATCTGTTTGAATCATATGATTGGCAATAGTTGAACCTCTCTTAGATTTAAGAAAGTCAAGGAGCAAGACAGAATTGCCTCGCCCCTTGGAACCATTGCTCATACCAACAATTTTACTAAAATCGAAAGACATTATTTATATGCCTAATCCGTCTAGTTCTTTATTGGTTTTGTTATTATCTGGAAGATTATCCCACATAGCATTTAACTTCTTATTTTGAACTTCAGTTTTATTGCTATGGAGATATTTATTTGGCTTATCGTCAAATCCATTCCACTTATCTAATAGATTTTTAACACTATCAGTTGATTCTCCTGATTCAAAATAGAACCAAGTTTCTCTTGAGTATTTACCATTAGATTCGTACTGAAGGATATATACTGTTCTACCAAGACAATCTCCAATGACCTCTTCAGATAGCGAACCATCTTCTAAAACCATATTAGTATGTTTGTCTTTTTCTATACCAACAGCTAGAAGAAAGTCTCTTACCTTCCAACTACCACCAGAAACTCCATTTTTAGTATCACCCCATCCAACAAATTTATCTCCATCTTTAGCGTGTTTACCGCCAAGGAAGAATTTCTTTGGATATAAGCTTTTACCAGAAACGTCTTCACCTTCAATATATAGATTAATATCATTCCATTCAGATTTTTTATTCATCATATTCGTTATTTTTATCTTATCTATATAAACACCTTTAGGAAAACCACTACCATTGCTTTTCTTTCTAGGTTCAACATTTAATGAAAAGTCTTTCATATTATTTGTCTCCTTCATATTCTATTTTTAGTTTTTGCATTAAAGCTAAGATTTCACCATTAGTTCTATCTTCTTCTAACCAAGTAAGCACTTTTTCTTTTTGCTTACTATCAAGATTTTCATCATTAGTGATAACAACTTTAAGCTCAGTTATAGTTTTCTTAGGTGCTTTCATATTGTTTTTACGACCAATTTCCACATCTTCTATTAAGTGTTGTGCAACAATTTCTGTCATAACAATACCATTAACCTTCCAACCATTATCTTTCGCTTCTTTTATTCTCTGTTTATCTGATTTTTCAGTATACCTATCTCTCATTAGCTTATCTAGTTTGACATTTTGGTCTACTGTTATTTCACCTTCTTTAGGAATATCACCATTCATTCTAGTTTCAGTCATTAGTTCACGTAAATCTTCATTCATCCACAAACTAATACCATAACCAGTCAAGGTAGATACTCCTTTAGCTAATGCTCTACGATATGTATTTTCTATCTGAGCAGAGTTAGGGTTGCTTAATGCTTGATTACGCTTATCCCTAACAGCTAAGTACTCATTATGAGTATATGAGTTACCATCTGCGGTCTCATATACTATTTTGCAATGTACTTGCATAGTACCATCTGGCATCATAATCCCAAACAATGGTTTCCCATCGTATTCATAGATTACCTGCTCATGAGTGGCAGTAGGGTAGAGCTGTTTTAATTTATCCCAACAAACAGACCAAGATAAGTAATCAGCAGAATACCCTGTTTTTAATGTTTCCTTTTCAGCTTCATAATTTTCACTACTCAACTGATAAGGATGAATTGCTTGAATTTCCTCCATTAAGCAGTTCCTCCAATCATTGTTTTCTTATGTTTATTTGCAATCTTACTAGCTACAAAGAAAGCTTCTTTCTTATACCTAGCAGACGCTCCAAACTGAGTATTCTTTACCCAGTCTTTATGAGAAGCTATATGGTCATGATACTCAGTAACTGCGTTATAAGCATCCCACAATGTTTCTCCTTTATTTCCTTTACCATGATAAAATGCTCCCTTAATGGCATTATAAACTGGTAATGATTTATTTCTACGAAGAATACCCATTTCTTTATTTGATTCTCTATGTCTATTTACTAAATAAGGCATTACTGCTTCTAAGTAAATATCTAAAGATTTTTCATCCATAGGTACATCAAGAAATGAATTCATTGAATCAACAGCTTGAGCTATATTGCCTTTTCTATCTTTTAGCTTATCAGTTAATTCATTAACTCTATCATTGATGCTTTTAGTATGTCTTAGTTTGTATTCAAACGTCTTTCTACCTTCTAAAGAGGCACTTAATGTGTTTTGACACACCACACGAATAAATACATCACGAAAACAACTACCAGAACTACCATCATGACTAGTATATAATAAAACATAATCCTCTATTTTATCATCGCCAACAAGGTAGTGGTCAGGTGTTTTAGCAAGTATCCACACACGCTTACCACCATCAATTACTCCAGCAGTTTCTAGGTTGTATCCGTAGTCTTTAATAACATCAAATGGTTTAAAAGCATCTATGTTCTGTAGGACTTCATATTTAGAACCTACATTACCTATTGCTTTACCATTGTCAGAACGAATAGTTACAAAATGCCCTGTTGCAATATCAGGAGCTACATTGGTAAACCTAGTATTTTTATAGAAAGTAGGTTCTTTACTTACCTTCCAATCCATACCAGCTAATTTCAATGCCTTTTCTATATCATTAGGAGATTCCTTTAATGGAGTTCCTAATCCGTGCCAAGGAGTGTCCCCGACATAAAACATGTTTTCAATTAAATGAGCCATTAGCTATGATTTAATCTTCCCATGGCTATCCAAAAGTCTTTTGAGGATAGTCTTTTTATATTACCATCAACACAACGCTTAGCCATTCTATTTACGAACTGCATAATTTCATAATTAATCATTTCCATTACGTCAGAACCAACTTGAATGCCTCTTTCGTTGAATTGTTTTTTAATTTGAGTTTGAGTTACTTTTTTCATGTATTTTCCTTTCTTTTAGTTGTAGTAACTTTGCAGAGATATAAACCATAGTATCTAGAATTTCTTCTAGAGCTTCCTGTTCCCAATCTCTTCCATCATTTATATCAAGCTCATCGCTATATTCTTTTTTACCATACTCTAAGCGCTGAGTTATTAAGTTTATTATTTCTTTATTCATAATCTATCCCTCCAGGTTTATTAATACATAACGGGAGTCACAGTGAGGATAAACACAAAGGAGGGATAGATATTTTGTTCTTTTTATTATGTTAAACATGTCTTTCTATTTTGGGCGTAATTATAGAGTTCCATATCATTTTTAATGTTATCATCTAACATTCTATACATATAAGAAGAACTTGAGTGGGCGTAAACTTTCTTAGCAAGTATTATACTTGGCTTGTTATTGTACTTATCAATAAACTTGACAAGTTGTTTTTTAGACATGTGTCTAATTTTTGTTACTTCTTGAGCGTAATGTTTTGATTTAAGTCTTGCTCTTAACTTATCATTATTACTAGACATATTATTATAAGCATGAGATAACATCTGTTGCTTAATTTTTTGACTTAGTATATATTTTAGTTTCATTGGTTACCTCTTAGTTTACATATTAATTAACATATATGTCAAGTATTAAACTGTACATAATAATTCAATACTTGACAAATACTGTAAAGTTTTGTTATCTTTGGATATATCAATTGAGGCGTAACAATGGATACTAAACAAAGATTATTAAATTTTTTAAACACAACTGATATTCCTTATAGTATAATTAGTAAGGAATTAGGTGTTTCTAGGAATACACTTTATAATTGGCAAAATGGTGGAAAGATTCGTTTGAAAAATAAAAATAAAATAAATGATTTTTTAAACAAAAACGATAATGAGGACAATATGGCCAACCATCAATATTTAATTGATTTACAAAAAGAAAAAATAGAACGATTAGAAAAAGATTTAGAACAACATAAAAATCGTCCTATTCAAACTTCACAATGGGATAGTTTAGAATATCATATGTATAGTGTTGTAAAAGTCACTTATAGTTTTCCTAATATCGTTGGTAGAACAATGACTATATTAGAAAATCGTGATAGAATTGAGCATTATTTAGGGTATAATCAGCAAGATATTGAAGATTTATGGCAAATAGGTACTTATTATAAGGTTTTTAATAACCATCCAATTAATGCTATTATTGCTAAACAATCATTAAAAGATATAGATAAACAAGTATCTACTATGCCAACTTTATTTGATAGTTTAAAAAATATGATTGGTAGTCATTTTATTCCAGTTCCAGTTAGTTTTATTTGTAAAGATAAAAGTATACAACATTCTATTACTTATAATAAAGTTGATTGGCCAAATAAATCTATTGAGTCTAAAACTCAATTTATTATAGATGATTAATAGCTTACTGGGCTGATTTAACAGCCCAGTTTACTACAAGCAATCTATACAAGTAGCCTTTTGGCATCCATACGAAGGAAAATCTTCGTATTTGTATATTTCATCTTTTTTGAATCTATGGTATTCCCACGCATGGCTACATTTAGTGCAGTATTTAACTTTAAACGTAGTCTTTCTAGTACTTCCACCATAATAATTCATATCTTCAGCAACATACCACGGTACTTTTAGATTACTTTTTGCCCGATTCAAGCTCTCCGCCTTCAACTTCTTCATATTCTATCCCTTTTAGTTCTACTTCAGTTAATCTATATCTTTCCATATCTTTATAAAGAGTATTTCTAAGCATTTCCAATCTTCCTGCGTCTAATAAAATCAAATAAAAGCTTAACCTATTTGGTTTATAGCCATACATTAATCCAGACTTTTTAGATAATATATTATTTTCCATAAATATTCCTTTCTCTATTTATATCAAACTCCCAAAGAGCATCACAAGAATCAGTAACACGACAATTATCTTCGATACTAGTGGGAAATACTGCACATATGACTTTTCCATCATCTTCTTCTAATTCCCATCCACTAGCATTCCTAATCCACCCATCAACCACTGTTCCATTATCCAATGTAATATGGTGGTATTCTTCAATATGAGTTTTATTCTTTACTTTATCATATATTGGCACTAATTCGGATACTATTTTGTTTTTATCTTTATTTGAGATTGATATAGTTTTATTTTCATTGTTTTTGTCTGTTATTGCAGTTTCAAGAGCGCGAGTAACAAACCATTCATGGTTTTCCTCTTGCAGTGAATTGCAATCTTCTGGTGATAAATAAATAAAGTCATGATGTATAACTACATACATATTTGATAAGTCTATCGTGCCTTCTTTATTGTTAATACTATGAAATTCAATATTTTTAATGTTTTTACTATTAATTTCTTTTTTTACATAATATTCTAATATCATTTAACCTCCATTTTTAATTTATAGGGATGAGTTTTGCAGTTATGCTTTTCGCATTTAACTTATTTGATTTGTCCTTCAACCGCAGTTTCATCAGACCCTGAGTTTTAATCTCAGAAACCCATCCCATTAGCTAATTTTTGCTCTGTTTTGGTGTCAAGGTACAGAGCAGACCTTGTTTGAGTAACACATTATCGTAGGAGCGTACACTCATTATAAATTGAACCTACTAGTGTTCTCTGTATCTTACATAAACAGCAGTTTTTGTTTGAAAGTGTATCACTGCCAAAAACACTTTTTAGCCTATCATTTAATCTTAACTGTATACGCTCAAAGAACACACCGATGCTGTTAGTGTTTTTAGTCTAGACTTCGGTACATTGAGTCGCAGGAGATATGATAGGTTAAAAAACATTTAAATATTATTGAGGAGCCTCCTACTATCTATTAAACGGCGGAGATAACACTACCGATTCACCCGAACGATATAGCAAAGAACTCCTGTGTGTAACTTCATACTTCGGTCAGCTCCTCAATATGTTATTTCCAAGTTGGTTCTAAGTCTTGATTAGACATATAATACATCTCTAATAACTCTCCAGCTTGGTCTCTACTTAAATCAAAGTCTTTCATCATAGAGTGAACTACTTCATTTTTCTTTACTAAATCATCCTCTAAATCATTTAAATAATCATTTAGTGGCAATGCTTTAAATATATTATCCATAATAATATCCTTTTCTGTTATCACTAAATATTCCATTTTGAACTATACAGAGAATAATTACTCATTATATTTAACCATTGAGGTTTAGATAATGATGTCTCTTCTCTTGCTCTAGGGTCAAACATATTAAAATCTCCGCTATTTTGGACATCTACATACTCTATAAACTGTTTTTTTGTTATTTCCATTTTATTTTCCTTTTATTTTTAATAATTCTCTACCAACTACTTGAATAGCAGTACGTTTCTTCTGGAATATCGTTTAACATCTCAATAGTTTCTTTAATTTCCTCACGATACCAAGGGTGTTTTACATCATATTGACCAAAGAAAAACCCTTCACTAGGAGGCAATAATTCAATTGCTTTATCATAGTTTTCATCATCAAGATATTCTAATACTTCAATACATAAATCTCTTAAATCATCAAGTTTTTCTCTTGTTACGTAATAATCTTTACAATCATCATTACCATCTTGAACATTTCTTACAAACCAACCGTGAATAGCATTTGCTTTTCTCCAGTAAGCTTGTTTAACAATCACTTCATTGACATTATTTTTAGTAATACCATTCTTTTTAGCAAAAGGCCCACCAATCTCCAATGTGTGTTTGTAGTAATCATTCTCATGATTATCATCTTTATAACAACCACCATAATAATGATGTCTGTTTAAATACATATCTAATCCCATTTTATTTCCTTTTATTTAACTTGTTACATAATTCTTTTGCTTTCTCTAAATTGGTAAAATCATAAGAACAAGTTCTTTCGTTAAAATTATTAGTACCATCATAAGCCTCCCCATTAGATACCTGATATTCTTTTTTACCACTCTTTGTTTTTCCTACAATAATTTGCCACATATTTTATCCTTATTAAGTTTAAGTAGGGGCTGAACATTTAGCGTTGAATAATTTCAATGAATCCACTAAATATTTAAAACAACCCCTACTCTTATTTTTTAAATCTTGAGGTTTAACCGAACAACCTCAAAGGACAGATATAAAGAATGAATTCATCGTTTTCATCTTCATCAAATAAACAGATTATTATCTACTATTTGCAGTTTTCTGTCTAAACCTAGCCATCGCTTTAAGATAACTAGGGTATTTAACTTTACTCACGTTTACAGTGCCATTAGGCGTCTCAAACAACCAATATGACAATGATGCTGTGGTAATATATTCATTAGTTTCTGTAACTATATGCATTGTAACTCCTTTATTACGTTTTTATGTGCAAGTGTTTTTATGCACGGATTTAAAAAGGGGTCACGTTAGCAACCCCTCATTGATTAGTTCCCCATCAGCATTTCAACAGCCCAATCAGTGTTATCTTCAACACTGGTCAAAGGAACACGATTCATGACGAAAGAAACCTGTCCTTCAAACTGGCTCTCAACCTCAGTAGGCTCAGTTTGTTCAAACTTCTGAGACATGCCTATGTTCATAAGCTTTGTCTTGGCTATCTGCCTAGCATCTGGCTTATCAGAACAAGAAATCCAAACAGATGCACACTGGTTAGCCCAGTTCTTAACATTCTGCTTGATTGTATCAACAGGCACCTTGCTGTTAATTCTTCCCAAATCAAACCCATTCTCATGT